GACGACTGAAAAGCGTCTCGCAGGCCCTTACAGAGACCTTGCAGAGCCTTTCAGTGCAGGAGCAGGCCCGTATCGATACGGGATTCCCAAAATTGGATAGCATTTTGAAGGGGTTCGAGGGGGGACAGCTCATCATCGTCGGTGCTCGCCCAGGGGTCGGCAAGTCTGCTTTTCTGCTCGACCTTGCAGAAAGTGCAGCTCGAGCCGGAAACGAGACGCTTTTCGTCTCGCTGGAAATGAATGCTTCCGAGTTGACCGAGCGCTTGCTTGTGCGCCGCAGTATGGCGACGATGGATGAACTGATTGACCGCGATTTGACTGATGAGCTATGGGACGATATCGCGGCGGCGTCTAACCGCCTTGAACGTCTTCCTCTTCATTTTTGGGACAGGCCCGCGGCAACAGTGAGTAAAGTTCGAGGTGCAGCGGCGACCATTCAAAACCTGCGATTGATCGTCATCGACTATCTCGGCCTGATGCAGGCCGAGCGCCGTGCGGACAGCCGAAATCTCGAGCTTGGACAGATTAGCCGCGACTTGAAAAACCTTGCGTCTGAACTACAGATCCCCATCATTGCGGCGGCACAGCTTAACCGTGGTGTCAACGACACAGACCGCCCGACCCTGCTTTCTTTGCGCGATAGCGGAGAGTTGGAGCAGAACGGCTCGAAGGTGCTGTTTCTCTGGCGCGTCGATGAATTCGGCACGGTTGGGGTTTCTGTTGCGAAAAACCGCCGCGGGCGGCAGGGTGTTGTGCAGATGAGCTTTGACGGTGCGCATCAAAAGTTTACTGAACTCTCGGAGCCGTATCGTGAGCCAGAGAAAAAACGCCGCGGCGGATTTTTGGAGGTTGGCACATGAATTTCAAAATCGCAACCAACATCTTAACGGCAACCAAACCGGCACGCCGGAAACGTGAGCGTTACCGGCAGCGTGACGAGATGCAGCACCGTGTAATTCCGCTTTTGCCTGCTGATGATCGAGACAAGTTTGAGCGGGCAATGAACCGTCATTTTCGATTATGAAAAAGGCCCTCCCCAAACGGGGAGAGCGGCTCTTGTGGTGGATCTGATTTGTCAATTCTGATTTTACCACAGGAGGAGCGGATATGCAAGCAAAACCACTTGACACACAGGATAAGCGAACAAGCGAAATTGCAGCAGCGGTGCAGGCGGGCGAGGTGGACATTCTGAGACTTTGGGCGGCGGTTGAACGCTTTGCGTGGCAGCAGACCTTGAGGTGGGTGCGGGCAATGGAAGGCCGCGCAGGTGTCGAGGAAAGCGACCTTCTGCAAGTGGCGTTTATCTCCCTCATGGACACGCTACCGACATGGGATGTGAACAAGGGTGAATTTCTCACGCTGTACGGCATTAAGCTCAAGGCGGAGTTCACAGAAGCCTGCGGGCAGCGAACACAGCGGACGCGATGTGACCCCATCAACACTGTTTGCCGGTCGATGGACGAGCCGATAGGCGACGAGGACAGCGACCTGACGCTTGGTGACACAATCTCAGATGAAGCAGCAGAAGAGGCCTTTGAGGACGTCGAACAACGGGATTTTCAACAGGCCGTGCAAGTGGCGCTTGCACAACTGCCGGATGCACAGCGCGACGCGATCATCAGTGAGTTTTGGCTTGGTCAAAAGCCTGATGCAAGGGCGCGGCGGGAAGCAATACGAGCCCTGCGGCATCCGCGTATCCGCAAACCGCTGATGGAGTACTACGGGTAAATATGGGCCGCATTGGTGAAAAACGGCCTAAAAAGAGGTGATTATTTGACACATAAACAGACCCAGGCGCTTGCCGCTTTGCTCACGCAGCCAACAAAGGAAAAGGCTGCACGGGCGGCGGGCATTGGATTAACGACGCTAAAAAGATATCTTGCTGATCCTGAGTTTCAAGAGGAATATCAAAAGGCGGTAGCTGATTTGATCGAGGATGCGGCGACAGCGGCAAAGCAAAGCCTAAATCCTGCCCTTTCCTGCCTGCGGGAGATCGTAACGCGCAAGGACGTTACAGATGCAAATCGAATCGCGGCGTCCAGAAGCCTGATCGAATACGGCTTAAAGCTGATCGAGACATTCGATGTAGTAAAGAAGATTGACGAGTTGGAGAAATGGAGGGAAGAAACCGATGGCAACCATTAAAACACGCCTTGCGGCGCTGCAGAATGACAGGAGTAACGAGCTATGAGCGGTATAAAGTGCAGGGTTGATCGCTTAATACGAGATGCACGGAGAATTGTGTGGAGACCACACATGTTGGTTCTGACAGGGCAGACAGGGGCTTACCAGTTAGACATCCGCGAATGGGATGGAGTTCCGGGCAGCGCAAGGGACGGGCTTCACACAAAATCGTATACATTCCCTGATAAAACGTCGGCAATGGCCTTTGCAGATGAAATGATAGGTTATTGGAAAGAACGATATTTGCTTGAGCCGTCCGATCTCCTACTGCTCGATTCGACAATTCCGACAGAGGCAGAGCACAAGGCGGCTGTTCAAAAGATGCGCCCTTTGGCACTTGAGGTTATCGCAGAGCACGAGGGCAAAACCTTAGAAGAAAAGCTGCGAGAACTATATGGGAAGGATGCAGATATTGAGACCTTACCTGTTTGGGGAGAAATTCTCAGATGGGACAGAGAAACAGCGTAGTATAAGAAAAACAGCGCAACAGCGCATAAAAAAGAAAGGAAATTTATTATGGATTTTAAGGCTAACATTGAAACCCGCGAGAGCGTAGAGGCAAAGGCAAAAGCCGCGTTGGGCTTTGATCTCAGCAGCGCCCTTGACCTTGTAAAGCGCGGCGACTATGACAGCGACGAGGCGTATTTGGACGCTTGCACCCGCGCCGAGTTGGAGCGTAGCAGCCCTGAATACAGAGCCGCCAGAAGCCGCCTAAAAGTCGAATACCAGGCACGGCGAGAGGAACAGGAGCGCAAGGCACAGAGCGAAAACTATAAAGCAATCCGCAGCAGCGTGAGCCTTGACAGCGTAGACAAGCACAATATCGATGAAGAAGCCGCCGCACTTGCCCGCCGCGATCTTTCCGCAAATCGTATTGCCGCGTCCGATCTGGGCGCGACCATTGAGAAGTACGCGGCAGAGCTGACGGAAAAAGCAAAGGACAGTAAGGCCAGCAGCGCTCTTTTCAATGCTATGCTGCGCGGTCAACTGTAAGGAAAGGAGAACACACCATGAGCGAATTTAACATTTATGCCCGAAAGCTCGATACAGCTTTCAAAGAAGCCCGCAGCGAGTACAACACCGCTTTCCGCGCACTCCAAGAGGCGCAGCAGGCCAGCCGTGACGCTAACGCATGGAAGCCCGGAGACAGCGCAGAGGAAAAGCAGGTGAGAACAGCCCGCGCAGCGCTAAAGCTGCATGACGCAGAAGCCACCTTTAACGAGGTGAGCGCCCGCGTTTGGGACAACTTCAAGGCCACGCGCCGCACGATCCGCGCCGAGCTGGAACAGGCAGTGCGCGCCGCCAATATTGCAAACCCTGACGCAATCGACAATAACGCCCTTGAGCTGATGAAAACCGGCGTTCTTTCCCCGGCTGATTACTCCGCGTTCATGGAGAGATTCGACAGCAACCACACCATGTTAAAGTTAGTTGGTCACTACGCAGCCGAAGCCGCAAAGACTACGGACAGCCGCCGAGAGGCCGCAGCCCTTAACGCTATCGCTCTTGACTGCCAGAGCGGGGAGGGCGCAGTCATGCGGGCATGGGACAGCATTTCGGCAATTTCTGACAGTTGCGGCGACGGGGACGGCTACCGGCGCAAATCGCCCGGTGTAATTGTCAGCATGAGCGAAAAATGGGACGATCTCGCGGGCGAGGCCGTGGAGAACTTCTGATTTTCGATAAGCGGCAGAGATCAACATTCTGATACAAAGCTTCCTGAAAACAAATTTAAGGAGAGATAAATATGGAACTTAGTTTTGCGAACGGCGTGCAGGAATACACCGTGCACGGCGTTAAGGGCGATGTGATCATTCGATTCAACCCGACTGACGGCGCATTTATCCAGCGTCTTTACAACGCGTTTGACACACTGGACAAGAAGCAGGATAAATACGCAGATGAGGTTCAGAAGTGCGGCGACCGCGTTGAGATTTTCAACATTGCCGACCGCCGCGACAAGGAGATGCGCGAGATCATCGACGGTCTTTTTGAAGAGCCGGTATGTGACAGCATCTTTGGCAGCATGAACCTTTATGCGATGGCGGACGGCCTGCATGTATGGACAAATTTCCTGCTTGCGCTGATGGATGAGACAGACAGCGCCTTTGCTCGTGAGCAGAAAGCCACGAATCCGCGCATTCAGAAGTACACGGCAAAGTATCGCCGATGAATTGGGGCTTGCCTACCTCCGTTGAGATCGACGGAGAGAGCTATGAGATCCGCACGGACTTTCGCGTTATCCTCGATATCTTCGTAATGCTGAGTGATCCTGATTTGAGCGGCGCAGACCGTGCGGAAGGTATCTTGCAGATGTTCTATGTTTCGCATGAGGATATCCCGCCGCAGCATTTGCAAGAGGCGGTAGACGCTTTCTCGTGGTTCCAAAACGGCGGACAGGAGCCGGACAAGAGGAAATCGCCGAAGCTGGTTGACTGGGAGCAGGACTATCCGTTGATCCTCCCGCCCATCAACCGAGTATTCGGACAAGATATCCGCGGAATCCCTTATGATGCGGAGACCAACACCGGGGGCGTCCATTGGTGGACGTTCCTCGGTGCGTATAACGATCTCGGGGACTGCACCTTTGCGCAGGTCGTGCGCATCCGCGACAAAAAGGCGCGCGGCAAGACGCTTGAAAAGGATGAACGCGAGTGGTACCGCAGGAACAGCAATATCGTGAATATGAAACACAAACTCAGTCAGGAAGAAGAAACGACTATTTCTAAGTGGCTGGGAGCGGGAAAGGAGTGATTAAATGGCGAATGCTGACGGCAGTGTGATTTTCTCTTGTGATTTGGATTCGACCAAAGCACAAAAGAAACTGAGCAAGCTGCGTGACGAGATATCCGAACTGAACAGCAAGCTTGAAAAGGAAACGGGCAATAAGATGAACCTTGAAAAGCAGCTTGACGCCGCATCTCAGGCAGCGAAAGCTACTGAGGAACGCGTGAAGATGCTGCGAAAGGAAGTCGAACGGCTGAACGACCGCGAATGGATCCAAAAGCAGGGCTTTACACAGAACGAGTATCAGACGCAAGTGTTAGACCGCCGCGCCGCTGCGGAGGCGGAGCTCAAACAGCAGGAGGAGCTTTTGCACACGCAGACGAAGGAGGTCAAAACGCTTTCGGCTGCTTACGAAGAGACGACCGCCAACATCGACAGCATGACGGTAAAGCTCGACAAAGCAAAGGTCGCTGCCGGTGAGATGATTGCCAACGTGGAGCAAGAGCGCAAGGAGCGCGAGGCGGAGAATTCCGCGCTTGCCAAAGCGGGCCAGTATGCCGCGCGTTTCAGAGATCAGGTCAAGAGTTTAGCGCGCTCTATGCTTGTATTCTCAGTCATCACGGCGGCGCTCATGGCGCTACGCAAGCAGATCAAGGCGGCTATTGCGACCAGCGCAGAGGCATCCGACGCTTTTGCCCGCCTCAAAGGTGCGCTGCTGACGCTGGCCGCGCCTTTGATGGACGTACTCATTCCGGCGCTGACGTGGCTAATGAATCTGCTTGCGGCCATTGTGTCGGAGATCGTGACGATCATTTCGATTCTGAGCGGTAAGTCAAAGAAGAGCATGGAGGCATCGGGCAAAAACCTCTACAAAGAGGCAGCCGCCATTGACGCGACCGGCAAGGCGGCAAAGGAAGCGACAGACGCGCTCGCGGCGTTCGATGAGATCAACAAACTCAGCACGACAACGTCCGTTGGCGGCGGTGGCGGCGGAGCATCCGCCATTGCGCCGGACTTTGATTTTGACGAAGGCCCCATGATGGAAAAGCTCGACAAGGTGTTCCAGAAGATCAACGATATCTTTAAGACCATCCGCGCGGGGCTTGAGATCGTCGTGGATGACCTAAAATGGAGCTTTGACAAGAAAGTTATCCCCAAGAGCAAGGCAACATGGCTGACCGTTTTAACGGCGCTGCTCGGTGCAACACTCGGCGCGGCGTTCGGCGGCATCACGGGCGGCGTCATCGGTTTATCCCTCGGCGTGCTGCTGGGGCTGTACCTTGTGGGCCTTGACCCCGAAACATGGAAAACCGAGATGGACGCAGAGGATGCGTGGATCGTGGTCATCACGGCTTTGCTCGGTGCGCTGCTTGGCAGCGTGTTTCTTGGCATCACCGGCGGCGTGGCCGGTTTCAGCCTGGGTGCGATCCTCGGCCTCTATCTCACCGGCTTTGCAGAGGGGGACGAGGAACACGGCGGCAAATCGCAGCTTCTTTCCGAGTTGATCGTCGTGCTGTGCGCGCTGCTTGGCGCTGTTATCGGCTCTATCGTGACGCCGGGCGTCGGTACAGTCGTCGGCATGGGATTAGGCCTGATTCTCGGACTGAGCATTTACAGCGTCCGCAAAGACCCGAAGAAGGGCACGCAGCGGCTTGTCAGCATCGGGCGCAGCGTACTTCTTGGACTGCTGGCCGGTGTTCTTGGCGTTGGCCTTGCAGCGCTGGGAATCGTCAGCGCCGGTACTGCATTTATTATCTCGGCGGCGATCGGCCTTGCGCTGAAATTCTTCGTCGACAGTGTGGACGATTCCAAAGTCAGAAAGGCAACGTCCGGCTTTACCGGCACGCGCGTATCAACAAAGGCCCCAACGCGCAGCCGTCGGGTGGCGGCGCAGAACCTAGACGGCAATGCGCCTGTGTACAACGAGATCCCAGCGCTTGCGAGCGGTGCGGTCATCCCGCCGAACCGAAAGTTTCTTGCCGTGCTGGGCGACCAGAAGAGCGGAACGAACGTCGAAGCGCCGCTTTCGACCATCAAGCAGGCCGTTATGGAGGCGATGGCACAGGGTAGCCGCGAGCCCATCAATGTGAACCTCGTTGTGGATGGTAAGACGCTTGCCCGCGTGGTCGTCCCCAACATCAACAACATGACGCGCGCAGCCGGTAAGCCCGTGCTGCTGTACTAACAAGAAAGGAGATCAGAAATGTTTATCTTCGGTTATGACAAAGTGCTTGAACGCCTGGAACGAGTGATCCATCAGCTTGTGGAGCTGCAGACGGCGGAATAACAGGAAATTGAGGCAGTAGATGAGAACCAAAAGCAATTCTGAACACCCGCTTCGCGAGCTTAGTAAAGAAGAGATCGCGGAACTTTTTGCGAACCTCGAGCCTATTGAACTTCCGGATGGGCCGCTCACAAACGAGGGAGAACCGTGCGTAATCACAACTTGCACATTGACAGTAGAAGAACTTGGACTCAAGAACCATGCAAAGCGAGGAAAGGTTTGCTCAGAGTAAAGAAGAGGACTGCACCGTTTTGTGCAGTCCTCTTTAATTATGTTAGTGCCTTAACAAATTCAAGCATCTCGGTTACATCTTTGTCGGGAAGCATCATAACTTTTCGGATAATCTCTTCTTTCAACTCCTGCAAATCT